TTATTTGAACCGGCTATGCTTGTGTCGTTCAAATGGTCGAGGACGACGTGGGCCAAGATATGGCAGCCATTTGCGCAGCAGCTTGTGTGGGCGTTTGCCGGGCTCTCCTTGCTCGACCGGCTCTGGCTTGCGCTTAGGCTTTCTCATCGTCATTACGCTGCTCCCCGCTATTCGTCTCACGAGCATTGCGCATGCTGTAGGCGGCGTGAAACGCCGCGAAGCACATGGCGGCCAACTCATTAAGCCGTTCCGGGGATAGGTCGTAAACCGAGCTGTCAACCAGGAAGTCGGCTTCGCCCGCTTTGTTGAAGCCGACCGAGATGATTGGCTTAATGCTCAAGCCTTAATACTCCTTTTGGATAGTAACGACAATCCGATACAAATCAATCACCGGCGGACACTGATCGCGCGATGAACCGCCTCGGTTTCTTCCTTGCGCTTGATGATCTCCTCATCAGACTTAATCGGCCAATCCGCGGCCGTTGGCGAGATCTTCCGCTTGCCGCGCGGCGGCGGGCCGCCGCTGTCTACGCGCTTGATGCGCTTCTCAAAGTAGCCTTCGTCGATCGCGTCCCCTCCGCTGGATTTAGGCTGCTCGTTTTGCGCATCGGCGCCGTCAAGGGCGCCGTCTTCCTGTCCTGGCGGGATAATCGGAATGCAAGCAACCCGGGGATGAACGACATGAACCAGCCATAGCTCTTGAAGCAATCGATCAGGAAACATCCCGCTGCTCTCCTTATCGAGCCATTGCCTGATGTACTCTTCAGCCATCCGGCGCGTTAGCTCATTGTACGGCAAAGCCATTTATTGAAATCCTCCGGATTGACATTCATCAATCATGTGTCATGGTTGAGCTGCGGACCCGCCTTCACTTTCCTTCTTCTTCTGCGCGGTTCCTCCCTAGTTGTGGTAGAAGTGACTGGCCCGGCGGTTGACTTGCTCCCGCTGGGCTTTTTTTCGCTAAGATCATGATCTAGCTACATCTTCAATATTAGGCGGCGGCTCTTTTAGGGCCGTAGGTTCGGCGTCCAGGAAGGCGCGCACGGCGCAATCCTTCGCTTCAAGCAACTTTCTCATGGATTCGGTCGCCTCCGGCCCACGGGCGATGTTTTCCCGCATCCACATGGCAAGCTCGGCGAACTTGGCGCTAACCGGCTGAAGGCGTTGCGGCAAATGATCGAAGGCGAACCACTTGATCATTTGATTGCGCGGATCCGGCGGCGGCGGCGGCGGCTTCGTCTCATCGGGCAGTTTGTCGACCCACCTAAACATGATCGACCTCGAACATGAAATGAATGCGGCTGTCGTCTCCGTGGTTTACCACGGCGTGGTGCCGGGCGACGTTGACCTTGTAGGCCGACCCGACTTCCAGATTGTACGCGCGGTCCATGATGAAAAAGGCGCTCGGATTGGTCTTGATCGGGATGTGCACTCGAAAGCACCACCGATCCATGTCCGGGCCAATGCCGTGCCAATGGGTTCCCAGGAACTGCATGGGGACGAGCGTCGAGATCATGAAGTTATAGGCGCGCTTGTCGCGTAGGTCGGGGAAGTCCAGCCGGTCGAGCTGGAGCATCATGATGGCTGTCTGCTTCTCGAAATTATGCCAAGCAGGCGTGTTCACGATGGCCGGTAGCCCGACGATGTAGGGATCGAGCGTCGGTTTGGGGGCGGTCGGCCATTCTGAGAGGGGGATGGCCGTGACCCAATCTCGCATCTGCGCGACGTCGATGCCGCTGCCGATCTTCTCGACGAAGCCGCGGAATCGATGCTGATGACTCACTTCGGCTTCGCCGACTTCGGCGGGGCCGCGCCGGGAGCGGGCTTCGGGGTTTTTGGCTTCGGTTTCGATTTTTCCTTGCGCTGTTGCTTGTTAGCCACCTGTTCCCTCCTATTCGGCCAATTGCTTTTGTTTGAGGGCCGCCGCCTGTTGACGGACGATCTCGAAGAGCGCGGCTCCGGGGCCAATAACGCCAGCAGCCATGAACGTGGTGCCGAGGGCGTCAGCCAAGTCGCATGATCGCAGCCCGCGTTTCTTCATCATGTCTTTGCTCTCTATCACGAGCCGCCCGGCCGAGTCTATGGCGTAGCGAACCGAGCACAGCTCGCCTGCGAGGTCATCGGAAATGTCACGCGGGACCTCCTCGAAGCTGGGCTCGCCGTTAACGATCCAATCGGCCATTTCGAGCCACAGATAGTCGCGGAGGCGGTAGGGTTGATGTTCGGTGTCGAGGCCGGATCTGTGGGGCGCTTTTTCGGCGACGTTGACGCCGACCAGGATGAGGTCTTTGGGGAGTTTGTCGGCGCGTTTCATTTCGCGGAGGCGGTCGTATGGTCCAGCTCCTAAGCCGCCAGAGATGTCGATATGGACGCTGTTCGCGTGCCACTTGCGGATCAGGTTCACAATGATGCCGGTCACCCGCATGGTGTCGAGCTTCGCCTCGATGCGGATGTGCTCGACGTTGGGGCCGTCGCGTAGCAGAAACACCGTGCGATCGTCGCCATAGCGGGCCACGTCTACTCCGAGGCGTCGGTCGCCGGGCTCGACGTCATCGACATGGGGGCGAGAAATGGCTGCTTCCACCGCGTCCAACGGAATGAGCGTATCGTCGTCCGCCCGCGGGAATTCGCCATCAGCTCTAACTCGTACAACATTGCTTCCCTCCCCGAATTTCCGTACAAGCCCCGGACGATAGCCCGGCGCAACCAATGGGCTGTCAGAACTGCGAAAATGGAGGGTGGTGAATTCCGCCCGGTTCTGCTTGTGGGAAGCGGCGAAGTATCCGGTGGATCGGGTGGGGTTGCCGCCCATAAGTAGGGACGCGTTCGGACTAGAAAGAGCGCCTTCCGCGACCTCGAAGATTTTGTCATGCACGCCTCCGGCTTCCTCGATCACGAACATGATTTGACCGCGGTGGTCCTTCGTATCGATCTTGGTTTCTTCGTCTACGACGATAGTCGAGCCGTCTTCGGAGATGGTGATTTCGCTTGCGTGGAAGCCTTGAAGGGCGTCGGGTTGTTCTGGGCGCGCCGTGCGGGCCACCGCGAACCATTCGCGGGGCGCGCCCATGGCGGAGATTTTGTCTTGGGTGATCTCGAACAGCGTCGATAGCCAGAAGTCTTGCGGCATGCCCCAGGCGCGGCTCATGTCGAGCGAGCGCCGATACCACTTCGAGATCTCGGCCCACAGGATGTCGCGGAGCTGGACGGCGCTCGGGGCGGTGCACGGCACCTTCGAGTAATCGAAGCATTCCAACTTCCACCAAATGGCGGCGGCGAGCCCGGCGGACTTGCCCGTGCCGTGGCCTGATCTAGCGGTGACCTTCGCTCCCGGCTCCTTGATGGCGTTCAGCAGCTCGCGTTGCTGATGCGTCGGCGTGAGGCCGAGGCGGTTCTTGGCGTAGTTGATGGGATCCTCGCGCCACGCTGCGCGCATTTCCTGGTAGGCTTCTTCCCACGACTTGGCCTCTTCGATCTGCTCCTCGATCGGCTTGGGCGGCGGAGGATCGAATTGGCTGCGCGCGCCGGTGAAAATCCGTCGAGGCCGAGGCATGCGCTAGTCTTTGCTGCGGACGGCGCGCAGAAGCGCGGTCGGCGGTTCGAGGCCGAGGTCATCCGCTTGTTGGTTACCAGAGAGGGGGCCAAGGCGCAGGGACTCGGATTGCTTCAGGTACTGCTTGCCGAGCCAGATGCCCATCGCGGCCGAGCGCTTGGCTTGGACGAACTGCATGCGTCGAAGTGACACACGTCCGTTGAATTTGCCCTGCTCGAACGCAGCCTCCGCCTCTGGGTATTTGCGCATGAAGTCGCGCAGCGTGGTGTCATCGACCAAGAGGACGCCCGCGACCTCTTCGAGCGTGCACTGGAGCGCCGACAATTCGCGGATGCGCTTGATCGTCGGTTCGTCGGGAACGAGTTTAGGAGGCTGACCGCGACCGTTACCTTCCCGGCCATTCCCAGGACCGCCTGCAACGCGACCATTCTTGCCGATCGTGACTGGGAGTCTAATCTCGCCTTCCTTCAAGGCGGCTTCCATGGCGCGCTTCTCGGCTTGCTGAGAAACCATGTAATGCGAATGGCACAACCCAAGGGCAAAGCCGGTTCGCTCGCAACCATCCACGGTGCAGGTGCCCATGGTGAGCCTGGATCGTTGAGGAACGCCTTTTTTACCGGCCATGTCTTTTAGCGTTTTTTGCTAGCAAAGGGGTGGAGCTGCCGCTATACTATAGCGCACACAACCAGGGTACGGAACCGTACCGAAAAGCAAGGTGAAACACGGGGTCGCCCCACACGACCACGAAAGATATCACCACATGCATGCGCATGCCACCTTGCCGCCCGCTCTCGTCCGCAAGGCGAAGCGGGCGGCCTCCTTCGCAGCCTTAGTGCTCACCATCTGGCTTATCTTCGGTCTAATGTTCGCTGTTGCGACTTCTAAGGGAAGAACATACGAATGGCGATCGACCCCAGCCTGGAAATTACCAACCTCAAGCCCCACGTCGGGTGGCGAGCGGGCAAGCCCGTCTGGGTCGCATTTTCATTGAGGATGGCCAGGGAAATCTTCGAGGATTCGCCGTCGTCGGTCGTGATTTGTATCGTTCCTCCGCACGCGGTAATGGTGGAGTCCCTCGAATCGGCGGTGCAGTTTTTCAGCGGCGACGACGTAGCGGATCGCATCGCCAACTTGATTTTTGCTGAATAGTCGCCCGTGCCTCGGCGACTACTGGCGAAGGGTCGCATGGTCTTGCCCTTCGCACGCGCGAATGCTCGGATGGTGGCGCGGTAGTCCAAAGAACCGCCGAGTATGGATGGCCCTCCGGGTTCCTATGGGTTGGATGGAGGGCTCGATCCATAGATCGGGCGGGGCTTTCCAATCGGCTCCGCCCGAGCTTAGACGTCCTTCTCCGGAACATAGGGGCGGCAATGCCAGCCCGCGATCTTGTGGTTGGGGTGCGTGCGCGCCCATCCGGCGAAGTCAGGAATTTGCATCATGCACTGGATGAGCGTGACCGAGCCGTCGAGCACCTTGAAGCGCTCATCGTGGCACTTGTCCGGGGATGCGATCAAGCAAGCGGTGATAATGAGTTCGATCAATTCCGTTAAGTCCCCGTGGGCGGGACGTCGAAGGCGACGTGGTGCACGCGCGCATTTCCGCGCCAAAACAGCACGTCGTGAAATTGTCGGCCTAGGTGGTCAGGCTGCCCGTGGAGGATCACGCGGCGGGCGGCGCGATCGCGGGGCCAATCTTGTGGGCGCAGGTTGGCCGGATCCCACTGGGCCTTCGTGGGCGCGGTCGCGTTGGACGTCTTTGAAGGGGGTCTTGCCATTGAGTGTGGCCTGTTGGCCGGAATAGTGCATCCACCGCTTGATGGTGAGGTCGATCTTGCGATCGGGTTTGTCTCCGACGACTAGCCGGTGTGACCCCAGGTGCCACTGGTCGCCGGGCCGGGCGACGACGGGGGCGGCGTCCGGGTCGGTGGTGGCGTCGTCGTCGGCGTCGGCGTCGTCCAAATTCAGCCCCAATAAATCATCCAGCTCGGCGGGATCAAATCCCGTGCAGTCGAGCGTGAGTCCGAGGTCGGAGAGGGCCGAGAGTTCGTCGATCAGGAGGTCTTCGTCCCACTCGCCTTCGTCCGCGGTGCGGTTGTCCGCCAAGCGGTAAGCCTGGATTTTGGCCGGTGGCAAATCGTCGGCGACAGTGACCGGAATGTGGGTCATTTGCAGGCGTTTAGCCGCGATTAGGCGCTTGTGGCCGACGATAATGACATTTTTTGGGTCCACGACGATGGGTTGCCGGAAACCGAATTCCTTAATGGACGCCATCACTTTCGCGATGGCCGCGTCAGAGAGGACGCGAGGGTTGCGCGAGTAAGGTCGAGGACGGTCGATGGGCCACAATTCGACTTTCATTGGGCGTCGTCGATTCGTCGCATGGGTGGCGGCGCGGGCGGCGCCAAATCGGGCGGGTCCGGTTCGCCCGGGTACACCCAATGGGTCGCGGGCGGCATGGCGTGGCCTAACCAAGAGGCTGTTGGGTAACAACCCGGTTGCAGGGATCGATGCGGGATGTCGGCGTAGGAGCCGACCTCGCCCTTCGGCCCAAAAAAATACAGATGCACGATGCGGGGGTCACCAGGATGGACGCGGATGACGATGGCGGCGTGGGGTCCGAAGTGCTCCTCTGGGTGATGTCCGCGATGCGGGAAGAAGTGGATGGTCTGCCCGATGATGGGGGCGCGGAACGTGGCCGAGGGACGCGGCGGCGATGGCGCGGGCGTTGGGGATGGATGGAGTTGATTACCGACGCGTGGATCTTGCATGAGGGGAGGGTAACACGGGGGAAAATTTTGGGGAAATTTTTTTGGAATTTTTTTAGGTAGTTGTCTCGGGGTAGGCCCGGGCGTCGCCGCGGATCTGAGCCCCACCCTTAAGGGGTCCCGGTTTATTAGCGCCACGCGTGGCCGACGTCGGCCGCGCACGGCGCCGTCGTCGGCGCCGAGGCGTCCGGCGGCAGCGCGCGACGATGGCCCGTCACGGGCCAACGTCGAGCCGCACGCGCGACGCGGGCGCCGTGGCCGATCAACCGCATAACCTGCGGTTGATCTCGACCGACGCGCACGCACGACGCGTAACACGTCTGGATGGTAACCATGGCGCAGCGCAACCCGCTAGCAAGTGGGTTGCATAGTCAAGCTAAATCGCTGAAATATTTTGCTTTTTTCGCCATGTCTCACTAGACCTTGCCCATGTGAGACGCCTACCCATGGTTGCGGCGATTTGGCCGGTATGCATCCAGCGCATAGCGCCAAGCTCGCGCTTGGCGTGTGTCGCCCGTGCGCGCACGCGCAACGCGCATCAGGTTTCCCAGGATCTGCGGCATTGCCGATCAGAAAATGCGATCGCGATCGGCGATCGTTTTTTCTTAACGTCGAGGTCGAGGCGTTCAAAAAATATGTGCTGCCTGGTCTATCACATTTTCTGATCGGCGGCGGCCGATCGATCACAAAATACGATCGGCATTTCTTCTGATCGCCGAGGTCGAGCAGATCAGAAAATATCATCGGGCGACGACGACGACGGCGCCGACGATTGCGCGCGATTCGGCTGCCAGTTCGCCAGTCAATTGAGCGCGCTTTCTTACTCGCCTAGCTTAAGCTAGCATCTAACTAACCAAGCATTAGGTATCAAGGTTTTTTTGGTTTGGTGCTAAACGCTCGCCCCAGAATTCGCAGAGCGTACATTTCTCACAATTCCCAGAATCCCCAAATACTGTATATATACATATATGCGAATTCTCCGCGTAACGTTTAAAAAAATATCAATAAAACCTATGAAACCTATAGCGACAAGCTTCAGTTTCCATTAACGCTAACGCTCTGATGTTAAAGAGATTGTTCTCCGAAAATTGCTATTTCGTACACTAAAATCTTGCAAATTTCGCTAAGTGGCGCTATGTTAAGAGGGTAAGGAGACGAGAAGAGAGGCGAAGGGATTTCCGCCGTTCCCATAATGAAATCCCCCGGATCTGATCACCCGCGTTTAACGGCGTCCGACCATCGGCAACCGCCTAGCAGAAAACGGCACATGATCCAGGAAAAAACCCTAACGGCTCGGCCGCGCTTGCGCGTCTGAGCCTTTGGCGTGTCCAACCCAAACTACGGAGATTCGCTATGTTTACCGCCGCTGAACTCGCCACGAAAATCGACGAACTTCGCGCTAAGCAAGTCGCCAACGATGCAGCGATCAAAGATCTCCGCGACGCGCTTAAGCCGTTAGTCGCCGAGCGCGACGCGATAATCGAACAAATCGCCGCAACCAAGAAAGCGCGATTCGCCGCGATACACGCGGAAGAGAAAGCCGCGAAAATCGCCGCGTTGAAGGCGCAACTGGCCGCACTAGAAGGCGACGTCGCCGACGTCGCCCCGGCGCCCGTGCTTCACCTAGTCGCCTAGCCTCTATCGGCCGCCTCCTTAACCGGAGCGCGGCCTTTGGCGCGCCAGCGATTCGACTGGCTTTTAACCAGGAACCCACCCCATGACTCGCACGAAGTTTTTTATCGCCGCTGCCGTTGCTCTCGTTGCTTTCGCTCCGGCCGCCTATGCCAAGCAAGATCCGCGTTGTGCGGCCGAAACGAAACTCATCAAGGCAACCGTATCGGCGCGCCAAAAAGGCGCCACGCGCGCCACGATGGACGCGCTAGCGAACACCTTGACTGACGACGCGAAAGCTCGCGCTCACGCCGTTGTCGCCAAGATTTACACGGACGAAGTTTTCTTGACTGTGCCGCCGCAAGCGGCGGGCGCCTACTTCAGCGCAACCTGCCAATAGGCCCATTGGCCGCCTCGATTGAAAGATCGAGCGCGGCCATAGGCGCGCCTAATCCAACCCAACGAGGCAACCCAATGTTTAACGCTAACGCACTCGCCACGAAGCTTACGAATGACGGCGGTTTTACCAGTTCGCTGATCGGCGACTCGCCGCTGCCAGGATCGAAGCTTTTCGCCGTGGCCTATTCGAAAGACTCGGAACGGTACTTTCCCCTGGTCACCTTTGAGCCGGAAAATCTGATCGACTTTATCGCCGACCACGCCGACGCGCTTTCGCAACCCGGCGTTTATCTTGGCGGATGGGTTGACAACGGTTTGGTCTATCTCGATACTTCTATTATCACCAAAGACGAACAAGTCGCGATAGACCATGCCATTCTCAACGATCAAATCGCATACTTCGCATTTGAAGACATGACCTCTCGTTATGTTCAACAAGTGCAGCATTAAAGGATGCGGCGCGCCACTCTATAGAAAAGGGTGGTGCGTCGCACATTGGGGACGCTGGCGACGACACGGAAACGCGCTCGCTGAAGTGTCCATAAGAGACGGCAGAAGAAAGCATCCGCTTTACCATATTTGGCGCGGCATGATTAGCCGATGCTATTACCCAAATGACACTAACTTCCACAAATACGGCAAGCGCGGCATTCGGGTATGTCCTGAATGGCGCACTGACTTTTGGCGCTTTCTGATCGATGTTGGCGATCGTCCGCCAGGATGCAGCATCGAGCGGATTGACAACAGTCGAGATTATGAACCCGGCAACGTAGTTTGGGCCACGCGAAAACAGCAAGGCCGAAACAAGCGCAACAATCGCCTACTTACAGTTGATAGGCGAGTCCAGTCATTATCGGCATGGGCTGAAGAAAGAGGTTTGCAAAAGCAAACTATCAATAATCGGCTTCGTCGCGGCTGGTCGGAATACGACGCTGTAATGACGCCAGTCACACCAAAGTAAAAATCGGCCGTCTTTGCGAAAGCAGTCGCAGAGTGCGGCCTTTGGCGCGCCTACTAATCCAACCCAAAAGGCGCAACCCATGGACTTCGTGATTTTTTGCCAGCAATTCGGCCCGACTCTTTTCTGGTCATTCGTCGCGTTCGCTGGACTGCCGTTGCTGCTCTGTCGCGGAACGGCCGCAGAAGTTGAAGCGCAACCAGCCGAGATCGTTTCGTTCGACTGGTCCTGCCATGATCTCGCCGACCACGAAATCGAGTGGACGGACGAGTGTTTGTTCTAGCCCACTTTTTGGCCGCGCCGTGCAAACGAGCGCGGCCATAGGCGCGCCAGTTTTTAGTCCAACCCCAACGAAGGAACCCAAACCCCATGGATACGCTCGAAGCCATCATGCTGATCGAGGAAGACAACGACGCGACAACTGAACAATTCGTTGACGCCTTTCAAGCCTTGATCGACGACGGCATTGTGTGGAAACTGCAAGGCTTTTACGGCCGCACCGCGCAGCAGTTAATCGCCGATGGTTATTGCACTCCGGCTCCAACCCAAACTCGCCACTAGCCTACCGGCCGCCTCGTTGAAAAAACGAGCGCGGCCATAGGCGCGCGCTCGCGAGCCGCGAGCCCACAAATTCCAGCCCAAAGGTAAAAATCATGCTCTCGAATTGGAACGTCACGTTTTCCCTGGTTACACCAGAATCGTCAGAAGAGGGCGACTATGCCGAAACTGGTTTCGAATTCGAAGGAACCAGTTTCCGCTCGGCTATCGCATGTTTCGGCGACGTCGCCGAATCCGCTGACTCGTGGCCAGTTGACGGCACAGTTCGCTGGTTCGATTCGCCGATCATCCAAGATCGAGCCCACTTCGAACTGGGTCACGAACGTCATTTGTCGCTGCACATTCCAGCGCAAATCACCCCGTCCAGCCGTCGCCGACTCGCGCGCTTGCTAGGTTTGGAAGTCGCCGACGTCGAGCCGCCCTATCCTTGGTGCGGCCAACCGGCGATTTGTACGCCGCTCGGCCACTGTCCACGCAACCCAAACTGTGGAGATTGAACGACCATGTTCATTCAAATCACCTTCATGAACAATTCCACTTATGACTCGCCGACGTTTCACAGCGCAGCCTACGCAAGAACGTATGCGACTGGGATTCTCTCCCAGAGGACGAGAAAGAGCGCCGCCTCGATCTCGCGCTCGCACAGCTCGCCGAAGTCAACGACTAGGAGGCGTCATCCATGAAAATGAAAAAGCTGAACAGCTCAAACATCAAGCGCATCGGCTACGACGCCGAGCTTCACTTGCTGACCGTCGAATTCCGGCGATCGGAAGGAGTGGCGACCTATAGCTACCCCGACGTGGCTTTGGCCATCTTCGAAGGCATGCTCGCCGCCGAGTCGCCCGGCAAATACTTCAACGAG